AGATGCTTCAAACCAACGTAACGGTAAACATACAATGTCGTTTACTTACGTAATCAAAACAAAAGAGCCTGCATTGACTTACACAGGCGCAATTCCAGCATAATATGATACAGGTAAAAGATAAATATAAGTCTTTGCCAGTACATAAGGAATTAAACGGTAAACGGGTGGCGATTGGTGGAGATATTACAATCAATCAAACGCCGCCCGCATTGCCTAAAATCATTAAAGAGTGTACTGAAAGCGAGTATCAAGAGTTATATGATAGCGGTTTAACACTCTTTTTTGACCTAGTGGAAAACAAGGCAAAGCAAACAAACAAAAAAGCAAAAAAGGAAGTAGAAAATGACGAAGCAAACACCAATGCCGACACTATACTACCCGATTCCGAACACGGTATCGAGTAAAGATTTTGAACTCATTTCAAAAGAGTTCAATATTATTCCGTATTTTGGCATTAGCGAGTTTCAAAGTCATGGTATTTTACAGACCTTATTTGACCTATCACAGTACAGCCCTACAAAGGCAGCAGTTACCAATGGCATTATGGATTATGCTTTTGGCGGCTCTATCAAATTTGTAGGGCGTACTTTTGAGGGTATTGATACAACCGATGTAGTAAATAATACCGTTCAACTATCTGAAATTACACAGATAGTTGAAGTACTTACAAGAGCGGGTTTAAGTGCGCCGCAAATTATAGCTATTTCGAGACATTTAGAGTTACATTTAAACGTTTGCGGTAACGCTTACTTGCACTACAAGGAAGTGACCGTATTAGGAGTTACCAAAATTTATCTTTCAGTCATACACCCATTGAAAGCCGCTATCAAACAAGATCTGTTTAATACTAGCTTAGTGGTTACAGACAAATGGGATAAAAAATACTGGTCTAAATTCCCTCCGCAAAACATTGCACTATATCCCGAATTTTCAAACCCTGAACGAAGCGTAAAAGAAACGGTCTTCCATTTAAAGACTGTCAAAGATGATAGTGACTACTACGGACGACCTAATCTAAGTTCAATGTATTGGCAGTTTATCGAGGCTAATATGGCTATGAAAGTCAATAAAATTAGCTCTCAGGACTTTGTAGCAGCTTATATGTTATTAGTCGAGGCTATGCCGCCTGGAGATGGTAACGAGGATATTTCAAAACAGAATGCTGCTAACTTGCTGATGCAGCTAGCGACAATAAAAGGTGGTGGCGATAAAGCGAAAAGTATTATAGTTTCAGAGTATGCACACGGAGGTAAAGAGCCTAAACTATTGAATTTTGATTTAGTAAGAGATAGCGCATACGAAGCGCACGTAATGAGCACGGCAGAAAGTGAAATTATCAAGTCTGAAAATTACCAAGCAGAATTAGTAGGGGGGAGTCGCACAAAGTCAAGTATTGGAGGGGATAAAACTATCATTTATAAAATGCTTACAGTAAACGAAATGCTAATTAAACCAAAACAAGATAAGATGTCTGACTTTTGGTCTGTAATTTTCGCCAATGTAAGCAATGCAATAAATGACGACACACTAAATAAATATCAAGTCAAATTTAGCGATAAGATAGACGGCTTGGTTAAGTCTATGACCGCAATAAATCAAACTCAAAACAATGGCACTATACCAAACGATATTACAGCCGTATGAGGTTATAGAGCTATGTGATATTAGCGACTATACGCCCGTTTGCACTATAAAGAAAATTGCTAGCATCGAAACAAAAGAGTTTAGAGACTGTATAGGTAAAGACCTTTATGCTGCAATGTTAGTGGACTTAATTGATTATACAGGCACTCAGGGGTATTCAGGTACGGCAAACTATGTAGTAAATGACTTGGTAATGTTTAGCGGCTTTGTTTATGTGTGTATAGCTAGTACAACTGGAAACACACCGTCTAATCTAAACTATTGGGAACGTGCGCCAAAGTTTACAACAGCTAAATATAATGACATTTGGTTAAGTGGTTTCATGGGTGCTTATGTCGCTTATTCCGTTCTTAATGCAACGGCAGCATACCGAGAAACACAATGGACAGCGCAGGGCTTAACAGTTAAACAAGGTAGTGACTTTATTGCAGCGTCTAGCAAGTCAGTAGATAGGCTTGTAAGCGCGACTAATGCAGATATAGCGACAAATTACGCTAACATGGTGGACTTTATGAAAGAAAATGAAACGGAATGGGCACTTGCCACTAGGATAATCAAACCCGCTTCATGTAATTGTGGTAATGGTTGCGCATCAAATACAGGCTGCTTATCGTTAAAGCAAAAGAAGAATAATCCTATAAACTTCTATTAGTATGTCATTAGGAAAATACATAACAGACAGCGTCATAAACTTGCTTAAAAATAGCTCTAAATTAGTACCTAGTGAACTAAAAGAGCAACGCCTTGCAATATGTAACGGCTGCGAAAATAAAGGCATAGTAGAGTCTTTACCGCTTATGAAGTGCGAAGGCTGCACTTTGTGCGGCTGTCCACTTGAAACAATAACCTCAATAGATAAAAACGTTTTACTTGGCAAGGCTTTATGTAAGGCTAACAAGTGGAGCGAAATTGATAAACAATATTTAAAATAAAGATATGCAAACTCCCAATAGATTTTCACGCAATGCTTCATTCTTAGTAATTAGTGTTTATGATTCAGTTGAAGATATTAATCAGCGTATAGATAGCCTACCTAATGCGCAATGGTCACTCCGAAATGTGGAGCGGTTTGTAAATGAATTAGACAATGAAGATGCACGTATTACTATTAGTAATGGTAATATTCGCCAATATACATTCGCAGCGTCTCAGGCTTGGTTAGATATTGAAGGCACGCCCTTACAAACCGCAAACCTAGACGAAGTACTTGATTTTTTTATGAACCCGTAGCAGCTAGCCCAACTGACTACGGTGTGTATCAATGTGCAATTGAGTACACGGGCAACGGCAACCCATTACAGCAAGCCTTATTGAACGATATTACAGTAAATGGTAATATTTATTCATCGTCTTCTTTGTTGTCTAACTTTACATCTATAAAAACCGACATAAGTGATTCGTTAGATGCCGAAGCTATTACTTATAGTCAAGTGTTTATATCAATGGCTAATAGTGGTAATATTACGGCTAATACTGGCAGCATTCTAGCCCATGTAACTATATTCTACCCTAGCATTGAGCTTATTGACATGACGCTTGGAATGTCAATAAACGGCGCAAATCAATCTATTTTACTAGAAAAAATACCGACGACATAACATGATACCCAAAGAATTACTAGACACGCTTGGTAAAAGCGGCGGAAAAATGGCATGGCTTGGTAGCCCTGTTATAGCCTTAATGTTTTATATGCTGATTGACTGGAATAGAGACTTAACGACTGAAAATATTAAGTATCACAACAAAGTCATTCAACTAGATACTATCTGTAAAATGATGGAGGTAAAAGTCGCAAATTGCGAACGTTACACCCGTGACGCAGTTGATAGATTTATTGATTGTACGGAGGAGAAAGAGGATTTAATGGAGCAAAACCGAGAATTTCAAACACGTCTCAAATTACGAGGCATAAACTAATAATCTTATGAAAGTAGGAGATAAAGTAATTTTAAAACAAGCTATGCAGCTAATTCCTGCAAATGCTAGCACCCCACGAGGCGCAGACCTTCGCAACTTCGACAAGGGCGCACAATTTGACCTAATCGGTATCAGTGGCGAAAAGGCTACGGTAAAAGATAGTGACGGTAACTTTTGGACGGTCTTGTTAGAGTTCTTAGGCTTAGTTCAGGAAGTCTCACAGATTGACGGCAATATTACTATTAATGAAGGCATAGGTTTAGGTAAGCGCATTGTGAACTGGTTTAAATCACTAGGGAATATTAAGCTACCTAGTTGGTTACGTAAAAAATAGTACAACGTATTGCAAAATTATCTATCTTTGCAGTATCGTTAATCGAGTAATAATAAATATCATCTAAAAGCCTTTCTTTACACACGTATTGAAAGGCTTTTGTTTTAATCCCAAACGTATGAAAAACAAATACCTTAGCCCGCACTTTACTTATAATGAGTTTGTAATTTCACAGACCGCAATTCGCAAAGGCATAGATAACACCCCCACACCTGAAATATTAGCCCGTATGGCAACATTATGCGTAGAGCTAATGGAAAAGGTCAGGGCTTTAAAAGGATTCCCTATATCGGTCAGTAGCGGCTACCGTTGTGACCGTCTGAACCGTGCCGTAGGTGGCAGCGGAACTTCACAGCATAGACTAGGCGAGGCTTGTGATTTTGTGATAAACGGCTTGACAGTAGAAGAGGCTTACCAACTCATTAAAAACAGCGGTATTGAATTTGACCAACTTATTCAAGAGTTTGATAGTTGGATTCATATTTCATTCCGTAAAGGTAAAAACCGCCGTATATGTACACGGGCTACTACTGGCGAAAGGCGTACTATTTACACACCCGACTTATAGAGTAACCACAAATAAATAACGCCCGCTTCTTTCGAGGTGGGCGTTTTGGTTTTATGGCTATTCTACTTCAAATAAATTCCAATGTCCTTCATGCTTAAATAGATTGTAGGGTAAGTAATATTCGTCATCATCGTTTACAACAAACTCACTAGATAACCAAGCGTCAGAATTTACAGAAGTTTGATTCCATGCAATAGCGATTAAGTCACTATCTATATTGTAAGTTTGCTCTATTAAGTCAGCTTGCTCTTTTAATGATGTTTCGCCTTCAAATTCCCTAAACGCAATTAGCAGCTTAGGTATATCATCTTTCATAACTATGACGTTATCAAAAGTAGAGCCTAGTACTATATTGTCGGTATCTGAAATATTAGGACTATTGAATAAATCCCAAATTTCATTCATGGCTTGTCTATTGCTAGCGTCAGAAGTTCGACTATAAGGTAACTCCCTATTAGTAGCCCATGATGGAATATATTTAGGCAAGTATCTTTTCTCTATAATATCCCATATAGCACTTGCGCCACGAAAGGCATTTTTTACTTCTGCAAAGTATTCCGCAGTTCCGTCTTTTTTAAACTTGTATAATTCTGTACTACTCATTTTATTTGATTTGCGCCTTTCGGCTAGTTAAAGTTATTCTTCAAAGCTGTCTAACATCCAATAGGGTTGTTCTTTAAGACCTTGTACGTATTCTTGTACGGCATTTCTTTTTTGATTATCGGGTAGTAAATCCCATTCATTTTCAGAGTAGCCCAAGTCTGCAATATCGACAGTTTCAGAGCTTGTTTTTTCGGACGCTTCGAGCGTGATTCTAATTTTCATAATCGGTTTTGTTTATTCAATCGGCAAGGCTAAGTCCTGACCGATGAGGTTGAAGATGTCGTAGTGTGCGCCTAGTAATACTTGGACTACTAAATAGGGCAAGCATTCATAATTGAAATAATCTGTTGTAATGCCTTCGCCTTCTGTTGAGTGATTACCAAATCCCCTACTAGAATCATAGTAAAAATAAGCATCTTCCATTCTTATCAAGTCATTTATTTTTCGCTGATTATCTTCATTCATAGGGCGCAAAAGCGGCTTTGCATTATACTCTATTGCGGTTACTATATTCATTCCATTGATAAACATAGTAGGCTGCCAATGCGTGAGCGTAGTAAAAAAGTCTTCATGTATTTCAGTACATTTTAAACGTAATTCATAAGGCAAATAAGCGCACCATTGCGCCAATGTGATTGTTTTTTGGTCGTTATTCATGTGGTTGGTTTTGGTTAAATGATTTTTGAATTAGTTTGCGGTTTTTACGGTGTGCGAATTTAATGCGTTTTGCGTGCTTGCCTTTGGGCTCAAAGTCAATGCCGAAGCTTCGCATAAAGGTATCGTTGTAAAATTGCCTTATTCCAAAAGCTAATTTTCGCCGTCTATCTTTGCCTTGCATTGAAACAACCGCACACCTATAAAGAGCTTTTTGTAGTCTTGTTTTTTGCATGGTTTACTGGATTATTAGGCGAAATCGCCCGTCACTAAATGGTCTAAGATTATAGGCTTGCGGCTTTCTATCTTTTTGATTAAATCGCCCATTTCAGCAGCTAATTCACTACCATAAAATTGATTAGGCTGTTTATCTGCAATACTTTCAAGCTTTTTGAATCGGTCTAAATCTTTTTGTGTGACCTCATATGCAATTTCCTTGTTGCAAAATACAATTATTGGCATGGTTTATCATTTTAGTTTGGTTCAAAAATAGACACCCTGTTTCTTAGGATGTCGGTAATATTCCCGTTATTATCTATAACTTTTACAGACTTGTTTTTCATGTGAACTATACCGCCGTGAGATGCAAATAATTCAACTATACCGTCAATGTAAAAAACAGATATAGTATTATCACTAAAAGAAATAACGTGCATTTGCTTATAGGGGTATCCTAACTGCCACTTAGTTTCTATTTCGACAATCTCTTTTAGAGCGTCTTTGTTTTGGCTATCTTTAAAAACAGCAACATCGCCCGACTTAGCGAGGGATAGGTTTACGTTATTGTTCATAATTTGGTAGGTTTAATACATTGCCTAAATCAAGCTCATAGTCTTCTATATCAAAAAGTGAAATAGGTATTGCGTTAGAATTTATTAGATGCTCTTTTAGTATGTCAGGCTGAAATATGCCACTAACTATATATGCTAATTCAATAGAGTAGATAAAACGCCCGTATTCTTTTGCTACGTCTTTTGATACCGTAAAGAAAGTACCACTAGCAATATATCTATCATTTATCTTTACGGGACTACCATGATAAATAACATCAACTTCTGAGTTTGGATTATGAAATATAGGGCTTAACCCTAATTCGGTTGGTTTCATGATTAAAATTTGGTTTATCCTTTGCAATATTGCAGGTTATTTCTTTTCAATAGATATGCCTAAAAGGTCTTGCTTTTTAATAGATTGACAATACCAATTAGCAGTGGTAATAATCCCGTTTATACCTAATCCTAGTAGGTCTGACCTATCCTCTATCGAATCGGTATTTACTTTTATTTGTGGGTAGTACCCTGTGTAAATAGTTTGAGCCATCATAAAAGATTGCACCTGAAAAATATCGGGAATATTCGCACCGAGTAATGTATCTTCAACAACGGCAACTAGGATTAATTTACCGCCGCCCGATTTCTGTCCAATCATATTAAAATATGTATTTGTCATTTTTAATGATGAGTTTAATTATTTGCGCAATATTGCCGCACAAAGATACGCACTTAATTTGATATAAAAAATATATCATTGAAAATAATTTTATTTTTGTTGTAACTCGCTGAAAATAAAGCGTTTCATTTTTCGATGTAAAAATAATTTGAAAAAAGATTGTAAAATGTTTGCATAATAAAACAATTGTCGTACCTTTGCAACGCAATCAAGCGCAACACAATTCTTAATCACATCAAATTTTATACGTCATGAACGCATCTCAAATTACAAAACGCCTAGTTAAAAACTTAATCTCATTAGAATCTTTGACAATTGAAAAAGATGAGATTGAAGTAGCAGTAGATTACAAAGAGATTAACGGTTACGGAACAGTAAACGAAGCACAGACTAAAAAGCTTGCTAATAAAATTAAAAAGCTTTTTCCTGAATGCAGCTATACGACTAGACGCCAATATGGTGCAATTGCCCTTAAATTAAACTTTACTAAATGTAAATTAGTAGCTCAAAATATTGATTAACCACTAACCCCAACAACCCATGAAAGAATTTATCACACACCCCGCAGTAACACGCATATTCAAAACAGATATTGACGTGTATAATATCAAGTCTATCGCAGTAGATGAAAACGACATTTGTACTGTAACTATTGACACGCACGGAACAGACTTAGTGCCACCGATGGAACTTGTAGCAGACATTAAATACGCTGCTATCACAGCCAAATATGAAGACGAAGCCGCAATAGACCCGCATGAGGATAGCGACACAATCCAAGCCGCTTTACTTGACCGCTCAAAAAAATAATCCAAAAATAAAACGCTGCAATGTTTGCGAAATAAAACAAAGTTTGTAACTTTGCAGCGTATTCAAATCAAATTTATCACAGCCGAGAGGCGCAAATTCAAGCCAGTTATGGAATTACAAAGAACTCATTTCAACTCCGACAGCTTAATACAAAGCATTTATGAAAACGAAACTCATTTTGTATTTTTTGAGCACACCTTTGCAGATAACAAAACGACATCTTACCCAATAGACTCACAAGGTAATGTTCCGCTAGGTTATAACGTATATCCTCAATTCTCACTAGAAACGCAAGCGGCTAAAAAGAAAAATGTAGTTGCTAGAAAGTGGCGTTTTTCAGACGACCAAAAGACGGTAAGTATTATTAATTTCAAATAGTCATAACCCTAACCGCCACTCCTGCGCCCGCAGCGACTTCGAGTCATGTTGAAAGTGGCGGTATTTTTCAAATTCAAAAACCATGCTAGTAATCGAAAAAAAAGAAACGCTATGTATTGAGGTGCATAGCAAGGACATCGGAGTGATAGGCGAAGCAATCAAACACCTATCGGAGTTTATGCCCTACGGCGAGTTCTCTATGTCGCACAAAAACGGCGTTTTGTTTGTCGAGTTTGTCGGCAATCCTAACGGCTGGTACTCATTAGAGCAAGTAGCGCAAAAAATCAAAGACTTAATTTATTAATCCTTAAATTCAAATTATCATGTCAAAAGAACTTCAAACGCTAAGTATTAGCGGCGTTAGTTATGCCGACTTAGTAGCGGCATCAATTATCCCAAAAGATACACCCGCAGCACAGGTACAAATATTTGCCGCAATCTGTCAAGAGACGGGTTTAAGTGCCACCAAAAAAGAGATTTACTTAATCAATAACAGAGGGCAATTCTACAACATTGTTTCAATCGGAGGCTTCCGCTCCTTAGCTGAAAAGACGGGGCTTTACGCTGGTAAAGACGAGGTAATGTACGATAAGCAATCGGACGGCACTTATAAGACTATTGCAGACTATCCAAAAGGCACGTTCCCAAAATCCGCAACCCTTACCATTTACAAAAACGTTAGCGGCGTACGTTGTCCATTTACCGCTACTATTGCGACAAATGAGTATTGCAGTGGCTATATGTTTAAGTCTATGCCGTTTACAATGATTAATAAGGTAGTTGAAAGTCATGCTTTACGTGCCGCTTTTGCGTCTCTAAACAACTTTTACAATGAAGAAGAGCTACCCGCAATGAAAGGCGAAACTATTGCAGCAGAGGGCACAAAAACAGTTATTGAGCATAAGCCGTCAAAACAAAAGCCTTTTTTAGAAACCGACACCACAGCATACAATAATTATTTGAATGCGGCACGTATCAATAAGAACGGTGCAACGCCTGACGAGATTATTGATTATATCAAAACAATCTATCAATTAACTGACGATATGGAGCAATATTTTCGTTCCGAAATCGGCACAAACTCACACGCATCATGATAGACTTTAAAATATCAGCACACGCCACTAGTCAAATAATGACTGAGGGTAAAGGTAAAAACAAAGCGGAAAAACTTGCAGACCTAGAAACTGAAATTACAGCCGAAAACGTAAAGCTATCAGAGCTTAAAGAAAGTAGCAAATCATGGCTAAATAAACTTGAAAAGGTATCTAAGTTAAACAACGAGCTTAATGAATTAAAAGCGCAACCCGAAAAAATAGAACTATCTCAAACTTGCGTCACCTATTTAGAAAACTGGGTAAAAGAGCAAATTTATGGCTATAAGTTTGAGTTCGACAGCGACCAAACCTTAAAAGGCATAACGGTAGAAGACGATGCAATACAATACGCTGCAAGTGCATTAGGCTGGGGTATGGGTATAAAGAAAAATCAATTACGCTTTTCATCTGAATTTATGCAAGGTACACCCGACTTGATAATTGACGACTTAGTTATTGATATTAAGTGCCCCGAAAGTCCTAGAACCCTGCCTTTGTTCGCAAAGGAATTACCTACTAAGGCTTACTACTGGCAACTTCAAACCTATATGTATTTGACTGGCAAGGCAAAAGCGCAAGTAACTTATGTAATGATGCCAACGCCTGACGAGATACTAAAAAAAGTAGCATTTTTCAAAGCTAAGAATCTTGTGGGTACTGAAAATAAAATAGAGTTTGATGCTGAATTTGATACTATTTTTGCACGTCTGCAATATGAAAATGATTTTAGCAATATAGACCCTAAGCATCGTATCGCTTGCTTTGATATTGAACGCAATGATAGTGACATAAACGCAATTATTGAGCGTGTAAAACAATGTAGAGACTATATTTATAAGTATTTAACCATTTAGCTTATGACTTGGCACGAATTACAACTACAACGCCAGCTCAAAAACTCTAAACAAATGCGAGCTATTGGCGAAAAATGGACAAGTCTTTTACAGTCCGAAATCAAAACAGAACAAGACGCTATCTTTTTAATGCAAGAGCAAAAGCGTTTATCTATCATTAACCAAACGTACCGAGATACTTTACATAGGCTTAGTACGTACAAAGCAAAACAGCATCATGAGCAAAATTAAATTAGAAGTCGGTATGCGTATGAAGTGCGCAATGCACGGCGAAGGCGATATATCAGCAGTAGCCAATAAAAAAGAGTTCTACCCTATAATGATATTCTTTGAGGGCGAAAAAGAACATCGAGTCTATACAGAGGACGGGCGTTTTGATTTTCATTGCAACTCAACTATCAAACTCCTAAATATTCCCTTTACCGAAGACATGGAGGTTGAGTGCGATATTTACGGGAGCGGCGTGGTTACTAAGATACATGAAAATATTATGTACCAAAAAGTACAAGTATCTTTTAGTGGCAAACTAGACCAATACTATACAGAGGATGGACGCATTAATACGAGCGCAAATCAAACTTTATTCCCTAAATTTACAATCTAAAAAACATCATGAGCTTCAAACTACAAGGTACATTGTACCGCATTTTCCCAACAGAGCAAGTAACTGACAACTTTTCAAAGCGCAATTTCGTGCTTGAAGTAGCTGGCGAATACCCCCAAAAAATCCAATTTCAAGCGATTAAGGAGCGTTGTGACTTGCTAGACAGTTACACTATTGGAGATGAAGTAACCGTACACTTTGATATTCAAGGCAAAGAGTTTACCAAGGACGGCAAAACCAATTTTTTCAACAACCTAAACGCATGGAAGCTCGAAGTCAACGCAACGCCTAAGAACGCAAAAGGCGAACCGCTTACTAAGGTTGCGGACTTGCCAAAAGAAACACTACAAACAGAAGAAGACAAAGACCAGCTTCCTTTTTAATCTAACACTAAAAGCCCCTTAAATGGGGTAATTTTACAGCAAATGAAAACAGTATATATCGCAAGCGTTTACGGCTCAATAACGCCTAAGCAAATAGTACGTGAAACAGATTCAAGTATCTTTGTATTGGGTAGTCGAGGCAAAGAAGAACGACAGGCAAAAGAAACCGCAGGGACTTCTACCTTTGACAAAATAGAAGACGCTATTAGTTTTGTAATTAATAACCAAAAAGCCGAATTAGAACGAGCTGAAAGCCGTTTAAACAGAGCAAAAGAAAATCTTTCTCAATCACAAGCCAAGACCTTAGAGGACTGGTTAAAACGCTAAACAAATGACAGAGCAAAAAACAATGTTAAAAGCAGCAATCCGCAAATATATCAAAGATAACGACTTGACAATAGAACAAGCGGCGCAATCAATACCTATCAGCGGCACACGTTTACGAGGTGTTTTGACCGACAACCCCCGCCCCGCAACGATAGAAACATTATTTTATTTCACTCAACAGCTCGGCATACGCTTTGAGCTTGTGCAAACTTCTTAGACCATGTTAAAGCCAAATGACAAAGTATTTACTAGGGATAACCGATACGGCGAACTAAGATACAGAGTGTTTGAAGTTGAACGTGTAACACCTACCCTTGCGATACTAAGAAACGGCACTAAGCTAAAAAACACGCTTAATATATTTGCCAAACAAACGCCGTATTATAATGAAGTAGGGCAATCTTATAAATCCTACCATCCCATGACCGACGACATAGAAAAGGAGATAAGCCGACTAGAATTTGAGGACAAACTCAAAACTTGGTACGGAAATTTCAAGCCTACTATTGAGCAAATGACGCAAATCTATAACCTAATAAATCAAACACCATGATAAAGTCCTACATTTCCGCTCTGCTGACATTATTCTTATTTAGTATAGGATTTTGCAGCTTACACCACAAAAAGCCGTCACAACCTAAGCCACGACTTCAAGAGTGGATAATTCCGCTTTATAAAGTTCAGCGTGGGGATAGTACCGTTTGGTGCGCTTTGCCTGAATATGTTTTTGAGAAAAACGAAGCCAATGTAATGAACTTCATGTGCAAGTTTCCCGATAGCTTAGAGCGATTTAAGGAATACACTATAAAATTTCATTCAATTGGCTGTTCCGATAAACAAGCTGCAAAGGATATTGCTAAGCAGGGCTTTCTATTATTTAACCCTCAATATGCAAAGTAATGAGAAACTTCAAAACGCAGCGAGTACCAACCCTTAGCCAATTCGAGGCTAAACTGATAGTTTTTGGCGGTGTTTTGCTTACTATCTTGACTGGTGCAATAATTTATTTTCTATAACTAAGAGCCTTGCAGCCTAATAAACGCAAGGCTTTTTCTATTGGCGCAAAAAATAATTTAAAGAAATCGTGCAAATTGTTTGCATATTAAAACAAAGCGACATATCTTTGCATCAGCAATTAAGCAATCACACAAACCAAATCAAATTTACCATGACACTAGATAAAATAAAACACTATATCGGTGCTGACTTATTCGCATCTTACGGCGTAATGAATAAAGAGCAACTAGAAAAAGCTCTAACAGCTTGCGAGGCTGAAATAATGCGAGTAGTAGCATTAAAGACAGATGATAGCTGCTTGTTTAAATTGCAAGTCGAATTGCAACTAATCAATTATCGTTTAGAGTTACCGTCTCGTATTAGATAACCATTCAAATTCAAAACCCTTACTATGTCAATTTTAAAATCACTACATCAGTACGCTATTGATAATAATACAGCCACGGACGTTTATTATACCGCTTTGCAATTAATCACTAAAATGAAGATTAAAGCGAACCACGATAGTAAGTATAAGAAAGTTTTCAATACTTGGCTTACATCGGGCAGCACCATAGCTTTGAAAGAAGCCTTAGCGGGCGTAAGCTACGACGAAAACAACCTAGTTCACTTTAATGCAATGGCTTTACTTGATACCGTTGCAGCTAAACAATAACCAAACCATGTCAAAAATTACAGACTTAACCCAACTCGAAAGCGGCGAGTATTACCGCATTAACGGCACAAAGAAAATCCTTTATTGGGACGGTGAAAAATGGATGAAACCCGCAAAGGATAATCGAGGCGGCTACAGCGGCTGGATTACTGCTTTACCTTCACAGCCAAAAGTGAAGTTCGTAGAGCTATCAAGCTCAAATGAAATCGGACTTAATTAACCACCCCACCCTAAAACGCATACGGTTTTTAGTGGCGTTTAGGGGGTAATAAACCAAACACAATGCAAATCACACCAAAAATAACCTACACTAACGAGGACAATATGCAGCTTATGGCTCGCTATCCTGATAAGCATTTTGAACTTGCAATAGTAGACCCGCCTTATGGTATAAATATTAATATCTCAATGGGTAGAAGAAAAGGAGATAAGAAAAGCAATTACCATAAATTTGCTGGAAATGATAGCTCAATACCTCCGAAAGAATATTTTGATGAATTATTTAGAGTATCTAAGAATCAGATTATATGGGGAGGCAATTACATGACTGAATTTTTAAAGCCTTCGCCGTGCTGGCTTCTTTGGGATAAAGGATTTTCAGAAGATGTTACTTTTGCGCAGTTTGAAATGGCTTGGACTTCATTTGATACAAGTGCTAAAAAATACGACAAATCAGCTAATCAATTAAATAGAATACGCCCCACACAAAAGCCCGTAGCCCTATACAAATGGACTTTAGATAAGTACGCAAAGGAGGGCTATAAGATTATAGATACAAATTGCGGGAGTGCAAGTAGTATTATAGCCTGTCACGATTATAATTTTGAGATAGTGGCTTGCGAACTTGATACCGACTACTATAATGACGGAGTTAAGCGCATCAAAAACCATATCGCACAACAAAAACTTTTCTAAAATAAACCACTTTGATACTTGCAAAACCAAAATATGAAAGACCAAACCAAGCCAACCCGCCACAAATGGGTTAAAACCCACTACGGTAAAGAGTGCGAAAAATGTGGGTCAAGGATAGACGATTCTATGCAATATAGAAGGTATCTTGAAATGACAATACAAGGATATATAAAAGTTGTGGACTGGTATCCACGATGTTATCCACCTAAAAAAGATTAAAATAAACCCACCTCAAGCCATGAAAATATTAAACCACGCTCAATACGTAAACCTTGCAGAGCAAAAGGACGTATGGTATCAACTATCAGTTATAAATAAATGGGATTTTGATAGTACGCCTGTTTGTAGCAAAGTAGCGACTACTTCAATTAGTAGTGAAACAATCCACTACAAGCTAATGCGATGCACCCCTATTGACGAAAAGCGTTACAAGTGGGAATCCGTCACAGAGCTAACGCCTGAAATGCGAGCCGCTCTAATTGCAGACGGATATATTTTATCAAAATAAACCACTCCCGATACTTGCAAAACCAAAATAAATATGGCAATTCAATATAATAGCGATGAGATGTACGAAAAATACAGGCTCACAGATGAGCAAATAAAAGCCTGTAAAAAGGTATTCAAAGCAATGCGAGAAGCTGGAAAGCTAGGTGTTCAGTTTTGGGATATGTACGGGCAACTAACAGCCTATAACGGCAATGTATTTGAGAGATTAAATACAGATGAAGGATTTAATTCACCCACTGGTATAAAGCTAACTAACTGCGATGCAGGAGAATTGCTGTATAGCGAGACACTAACAAACCTACGTAGCGCATCGGCTGATGATGATGTCTGGGGTGAACTCAAAGATGAAATAAAGTAAAAAATACCTCGCTTTATACTTGCAAAACCAAAATAATTGCCTATCTTTGTGCATCAAAAGTGATGAAACAATACGTAACCGATAGAGGTCAGAGTCTAACAAGTTACATTAATCAATATACATCTAGCCATTCAAGGCACTATAACAGGTAGGACGTAGGACTCCAGCGAAAGCTTGGTACTCTGACTTTATCCTTGCCTATCTGTTATAGTGAACTGGATGGCTATTTTATTTTATACCATGCAACCTAGACAGCATCAAATAAAACCAATAGAGATAGGTGTAGAGTTTCTAAAACAAACCGAATCGCCGCAACCTAGTATAATTGTAGCCCCTACCGCCTTTGGCAAGGCGGTACTGATAGCCTTAATACTTAATCAAGTAGAAGGCAATGTATTGATATTGCAGCCAAACATTGAGCTACTCAAACAAAACCATGAAAAATATTTTTTAGCTACTGGCGAACGTGCTGCAATTTACAGCGCATCGGCTGGCGAAAAAAGCATAGGGCGTGTAACCTTTGCGACTATTGGCAGTATTGTAAATATCGGGCAGTCTTTCGAGGGCTACAAAATGATAATAGATGAATGTCATTTATACCCTAGAAATAGCGAAAGTATGTTTGGTAAGTTTATCACAGCGGCGCAAATTACGCACGTTTTAGGGCTTACCGCAACGCCTTTTAGATTAGAGACCAAGACTAATATTTACGGTATGAATTACTCTAAATTAGTCATGCTTACAAGTAGCTCTAAAAAGGGTAACTTCTTTAAAAAGATTATCTATGTATCACAAATACAGGAAATCGTACAGCTTGGTTTTTGGGCTAACTTGGAATATAAAGACGCTAGTGTAATAGACCAAACTCAATTACAACTTAATTCTACTGGCAGCGACTTTACAGATAGTTCTATAAATAACGCTATTCAAGCTAATGATGTGAATAGTTTAATGCTTAAAGAATTAGACTTACAACATGATAGAAAAAAGGTATTAGTATTTTGCTTTTCAGTTGATGACGCTATTGCAATGTCTGAAATTACACCTAATTCCGCTGCGGTTTATGGAGATATGGACAGCAAAGACCGTAAAAGAATCATTCACGCTTTTAAAGATGGCAGTTTGCGTGTAATATTTAATGTCAATGTTTTATCGGTTGGCTTTGATAGTCCTAATATTGATTGTATTATAATGGAGCGACCTACTGCAAGTCTAGCGTGGTACTATCAAGTATTAGGGCGTGGCACTCGATTAAGTAACCTTAAAGAGAGCTGTTTAATTGTAGATTTTAGCGGCAACCTAAAACGCTTTGGTAAAATTGAGAATTTCAGATATGCCAAAAGCGGAACGACTTGGAAAATGTACGGCGAAAATGATACTGTATTGACTGGGATAGATGTACGTGATATAGGTAGCGTCTTTGATAAAAAGAAAGTCGCTATTGATGACATAGACGCAATAGAAAGCAAGCCAATAGAACAAGTATTTGAAGTTGATGCGGTTGTTCAATTTGGAAAATATCAAGGCAGTAATGTAAGTGAATTACCTAAGCACTATATTGAATGGTGCTTAAAAGAATTTGATTGGAAGTCAAAACCCGCTAAACTTAAAAAGGCTATGGACTTTCACTTTGAGCGATTGAGTGTAAAAAATGAATCAGTAACAGTTTAAAATATAAAATCATGGAAAACCACAGCTTTTCAGTTGAACTAGCAATACTTCTAACACAAGAGGGCGCAACACTTTTGCAGCATCATTACTTTTGGCATAAGCGCAACAAGTCGAATAATAAAAACTTTATTGACGGCTACCATTGGACATATAACAGCGCATCGGCATTTTCTGAAATATTCCCCTACTTATCAGAAAAACAGATAAGAAGCCTACATGAGAATTTTATCGCTTGTGGCTTTATGGTAAAAGGTAACTATAATAAAAACAAATGTGACCGCAGTCAATGGTTTGCGCTTACGGAATTTGGCGTATCTATCTTTGAAAATTGGAATTTACCAAAAGTCTATTCCATGTTACAAAATGTAAAATGGATATTCCAAAATGTAAAATCCAAGAGCAAAAAAGTAAAATCCATTTACCTAGAAGTAACACCTATACCAGATGTAAAACCAAATGTAAACACAGATGTAAATTCAGATAGTAAAGAGAGTGTCGTAACCGACACGCCCCCACTTCAAACCAACTTATCGGAAATTCCGACAGGTTCAAATTTCAGTACTTCGGAAAAGCCGAACAACTCAAAAAATGAAACTTCTGCTTTAAAAGAAAAAAGCAAAGCCGAAAAAACAAACTCGGGGGGCGGCGGCGAAAATGTTGGTAAGTCTGTTAGCGAAGTGGATAAGCCTGCAAAGCCGAAAAAAGCCGTTAGGGAATGGTTTAAACTAAGTAGTTTGACCGAAGAGCAAAAAGATAAAATTCGAGAGCTTGCAAGGAGCTTTGATAGCCCCGCAGTATTTGGCGAAAGTTTACGCCAATGGCTCGAATACAAAGAGGCGGGCGAAATCAATTTTAGAAACCAAAAGATAAACCCCTATAAGAACTTTGAAACAATGCTTAAAGAGGTTACAAGCGAGGTGAACAAGTGCAAAGGGCAAAGCGAAGTTTTTAAACAAGCCGTGCAACATAGCATTGACAAGCTTTATCTAGGGCTATTTCCCGAAAAATTTATCACTCAAACACAAACTGTAAAAAATGGAAATTACAACAAACAACAGCAAGGAAACGTACAGCCTACAATCATATTTAAAACAGGCTGTTAGTTCAGAGCAACCGAATAGCCTTGCAGAGGTAGGCAAAAACGAGCTGCAAACTAAAATCTTTAAGCTCAAAAAGAACCCTTACTTGTCGGCTTTATTGGTAAAGTATCAAGACCTTGCGCCCGATGCGTTTATTACTAAGCTCTGTTTGAATGGTAGCCAGCAGCAATGCAATGCAATAGCCCGCAATTTTGAGATAGAGGACGGTTTAAGCTTGAAAGATTTAGCCTTGCAAATTCAAGAAGCTGGCGAACCTGAGACCGTAATTAATGGCTACATGGCTTTTTTACAGGAAAATATAAGCATCGTTTGCGCTTCGTTTGGTGTGGCGTTCAATGGCAATATGATTGACGTGTGCGATGTCTTACTGAACCGCTTTGGAGGCTTTAATATGCTTGACTGGACACTCTTTTTTTATAGGCTTAAAGAAGGTAAGTACAAAACGGAATTTCAGTCTGTCAATACACGAGGCGTAAACTTAGAGTTCCTTATAGACTGGTGTGAAAAGTACGCCAATGAAAAGGAAATCGCAGTACAAGAGGCGCACAAAAAGACCAAACAAGAGACTGTAATAAACGTGACGCTCCCGCAGGAAATGACGCAACAGATTAGAGAACGCGAGGCTAAGGCACAAGCCTTAAAAGATATGCGCCACAATTGGGAGACATCGGACTTTACGGAGTTTGAAAGCATAGACACAAAAGGCGAACCAATCATTTTAGAGTACCGCCACCCGAATATAAAAGAAGTCGCTAAGGTTGTATGCTCTTTTATGTGGCTAACGGCGCAGGGACTAAAAGAACGCATCACAGCGGAATATGAAACGACTAAGAAAGACTTTGAGTTTTGGGATTTTTATAAATCGAAAGTCACTAGCTTATGGTATCAACTCAAAAACGCTAAGACAAACGTATTTTATCAGTTGTACGCCGCAAAGATTGACCCTGAAAAGGATTTTACTTTTGAACTGGAAAAGCATTTTGAGACCTTTGTAGATTCAGAGTATGTAGGCTACGGTGCTGCAATGATTGAAAAGCAAGCCGCAACAGAGCAAAAGTTATTTGTAATGAATAGAAAAGAATTTGCGCTTTGGTGTGTTTTGGAGTTATACAGAAAACGCAATCTTGAAAACCCTTTAATCTAGTTTTATGGAACGCATCATAAACACTCAATACTTCAAATCCTATTACACAAAGGGCTTGTTTTGGTTCAGATTATTCGGCTTAGGCTTAGTAATAAAGGACACGACAAAACACCCGCTAATCTTTTCAGAGCGGCAAAAACTGGCTAAGGTTTTCAAGGTAGGTAAATATTCAATCAAATTTTTAAAGCGCAACTAATGACAAAACAGGACATTGAAAACTTCATAACCCTTTGTAAGACCTTCGAGCTAAACCCGACAGTATCACAAATTTCGCCTGTAATGGTCAAGGCATTTAAGGAGAACGGATTATTTGACCTACTGACAACGGAGCGCAAAGACGGCTTAAAGAAGCTATTCGAGGGCTACAAATCAAAGCCTGAGGTTTACGGCGATTTAATAGGGCGTTCTGCTATTATGCTAATATGTATGTCTGATAAACGAAAGGCTTATATTGAGGCGGTAAAAGATGCGCCAAAAGAAAGCCTAGCTACTGAATACGTTTGTTTAAATTGCGGTAACTTACATCACTCAATCAATGCACCTGAAAAGCAAGGGTGCTGTACAGTTGAAAAATATATCAAAAATATTTTATAATCTATAAACCAAATTCAAAACATTATGAAAAACTACCCCAAAACAAGGAATAGGGTAAGGCTATTCTATTCGTCTCCTATCTTTACAACACGTCCTGAATTTATGGCGTTGCCAATGAATAAAAAGCGGCTTCGTAAGTACAAGGATAAGGCTTTGGATAGCTGGCGTGTATTTCGCAACCGAATCAATTATAACTTTTAACCGCTTAAAATCAAAATAATGGCAAAGGCATTAAAAAAATATTCAAACGGGCTATCTCTCAGATACCTAAAAACTTCAAGCAAGTACTTTATTACATTTGGCGTTATGCATATACTAATCAATGAAAAGTATAATCATGGCTTTGAAACGATAGAGCAAGCAGACGCAATGATTAAGGAATTAAAGCCCGTTCATTATTACCCTCACAAATTTACTACTAATCCCTAAATTCAAACCAATGAGTAATCAAATCGACCTTAGCAAAGCCTATACAGGGCAAATAGTGACGTTATCAAATGGCGATACTGATGTATTTTTAAAGGTAGATGTATTAAACGAGGATAGAGGCATCTTTGAAGTATTTTTTAAAAATCGCAAAAATCACTATGGGTTTATTTATAAAAATGATGGTACTAGGCATAGAGAGTATTCTCCTTATTGTGAGATTATAGCCATTGAAGACCCTATCCAAGTCCAAGCGGCACGTTTGGAGGGTATGATTAAAGGAATGAAACGGGCTAATGAGTATGCAGTCCGCTCTATGCCTGAATATTTTGAGGCTTTATTGAAAGACCTCAAAGAACAACTAAAAGCCCTACAAGATGGTAATAATTAGCCCTCCCTTTTGTGTTGAGCAGAACCTAGACAAAAACTCCGTAGTCATGTACGGCTACGGAGTTGCGGAACGTAGGGAGTTCAACAGATTAATCGCTACAAGCTGCAAACCAAATAAAGTGTATCAACTTAAAGTATTCGAAGTCACAGCGTCCGAAGTCCAAACCAACTATATGCACCTATGCGTAAATGTTGCAGCAAAAGAGTTTGGGTGTACTGACTTAGAGTTACGGCATTTCTTTTATTCTAAGGTGCTGGAAAGGGTATTAAGCGGTATAGATGGTAATTTTCAGTATCAAGACTGGGTATTGTGCGTTAGTGACCCCATGACAGGCGAATTAGTAAAAGAAGACTTGCAACCGTTGCACCAATGGAGCGTTAGTATGATGTGCAGTTTTATTGACTTTTTACAAGCTAGTGTAAAAGCGCACTTTCCCGACTTTATATTTCCTGATGCTGCGGCTTACACTCTGCCTAGAAAGGGGCGTAAAAATGAGATAATCAATAGGAATATTAAAAGCGAATTTTCATTAATCTAAATCAAAATCTCATGGCATTTAAAAAGAAGCAACACAAGGAAATGAAAGGCTTTATTGATAGAATGAATGTAAGTGGTTTAGACGGAGCTAAACAAGCCGAATATTTAAACTATCTCGAAGGCATGGCTAATGATATGGAATTTTACGAAGCATCTAAGGCGGTGTTAGATAAAAAGATAGAATTAGTGCAACTTGAAATAGATTGCTCTCAAAGTTTTACCTAGTGATTATCAACGCTTTATAATTTATTTTCATTTTTTGTAAAAATAATTGATATAAAACTTGCATCATAAAATAAAGCGTTGTACTTTTGCATAAGCAATCAGGGAAATGGATTGCGGTATTTATTTAATCATTCAAAATTATTTATCATGTCAAATTCAAATTTAAATCTAAAAAAGGCAATTTTTCGCCATGGTCATGAAATAACCACACAGGTTGTTTGCGGTGGAATGAACAGCTTATGCGTAAACCTTAAAAATGGCGAAACGCAACCAAGATTATTTCATGATTTTTGCGTCACATTTGAGGAGGCTAGCACAAAAGAAATCCGTATATGGAGAAAAGTTAGATTAAATACTGCTATGACAGATGGCGAATTTTTATCTGCAAATCCAACAAGTCGCCAAAAACGACTTAGATTAATGGCAGAAAAGAAAAAAGTAGCCGCATTTTGGGCTAATAAAAGACAGGTTTTTTAGAGTGGGTTAATTGGTTGCCGCTCGTTTAGGCGGGCGGCTTTTTGAAACGCTTTAAAATGGGGTGTGGCGAAAGTGGTAAACGCAGCGGTTTTAGACGCCGTCACTTGAAAAAGTTTGCCCGTTCGAGTCGGGCTATCCCAACGAAGTAAGTTATCGTTATGCTGCAATAGTGCATAAGCTAACACTTTTAAACGCCGCTGGTAAGGCGGCAATTATGGCTTAGTAGTTTAATAGAGTAAAACAGCTAATGTAATACTAGTACTTTATATTAGTTATTGGGGTTCGAGTCCTCACAAAGTCACGATTAAAAATTTGGTAAATAATTGGATTATCAGCCCTAGCCGTAAGGTCGGGGCTCATTTTAAAACTATGACAGAAATAAGAGAAGCGCACGAAATTGTGCAGTCTTTGCACGACAAACTAAATAAGCCGCCGTTTTCAGTATCTTTTCATGATATAGACCGCTTAATTGACGCACCGCTTGGAACGTGCCGCAACATTCGAGACAGAAAGACCAAAAGTAGCGGCTACTTAGATGCGCTGATTAGGGTGGAAAATCAATACAACAACCTATAAAATTCAAAACCATGTCAAACACTTTGAAACTTAAAAACGGTGCATTAGTGCCAAAATCCGAATATGTCAAGCTAAAAACAAAAGCTTTGGTAGAATTTGGCTATGATGACTTAACCGAAAGTCATGTAGAATTACAACTAGACAAGCTACTATCTAACAATCCAAATATTGATATTATCGGAATGTTTATACAGGACGAAATCGCATCTAATCAATAACCCTCAATCCTAATTCCCATGTCACAGCAAAATTTCTTTAAGTTATTAGCCTTTCTAGGCTTAGTATTTATCCCATTGCGTAGCCTTTTAGCTATTGCGCCACATAAAACAGGCTTTACTGATTCAGTCGGTGCGCCTTATTCCGATGGATGGAACGCTTATACAATTGGCTTAGTATGCGCTGCACCCTTTGCAATATTTTACGGCTGGAAAATGCTTTTGGAATTAATCAAACTTAATTCAGAGCAAAAAGATTCACGTTATGACCAATAGAAAAGTTGTAGGCATTGACCCCGATACAGTCCTAAGCGGCTGGTGCGAGGCTCAAATTAGTTTAGATGGAAATGTAACCCATACACTTGAATTAATGTCTGAAAGTGCAATACAAGCCCGTTTAGAGCTTTTCAAAAAAGAGGGCATAGCGGTAACAGTTGCGGTTGAGAACTCATGGGAGACTGCTACTAAGAAACCTATACCGCTAACGTATAATGCTAAAAACGGTATGAGTGACTATATGCGGGCTAAAATAGCAGGAGATGTAGCATTAAATCACGCAACAGGCAAACGAATTGCTAAAATGGTTGCAGATATTTTAGGAGAAGGTAGCCTTAGGTTCTACTATTCAAACAGTGGACTAAGAAAGAAAAACCCTAAGTACTCTCAAATGACTTACGAACTTATTTGCAATCGTGAAAAAATAACACCCTATACTCGCACTAATCCCGAAAAGCGTGATGCGTTCAGGGCTTGTTTGCCACTAATTGATGGGCTTAAATCGGACTATAAACGTAATTTGCGGCGCAAAGACCCGCTTAATCTTTCAAACCAAAACCAACCCCATGAAACCAAATCCTAATTTATCCCGTGAGCATCAGCAAATGCAAACCGAATTGTATGGGCGCATTGATGCAGAACACCGCAAAATAAGAGATGCGAAGTTATTATTTAGACTGAAAGTAACTCTATTTGCTGCCGTAGTGCTATTAAGCTGCATAGGCATATCTAAGTGTCAATCTGAACAAGCGGCTAAGGAAAAAGAAATCGAATTGGAATGTAAACCCGTTAATCAGTAAGCCATGCAAGTAAAAATCGTAAACACAAGCGACAATCCCACACCCGAATACAAGAGTAAAAGTGCCGCAGGGTTTGATATAGCAGCCCAAATAAACAATGAAAACGCATGGGTAGTAATTGAGCCTTACAATCAAAAGCTAATTGGTACAGGGCTAAGTTTTGAAATTCCCGAAGGTTATTATTTACAGCTTAAAAGCCGTAGCGGCTTAGCATCAAAGCAAAACTTGCACGTTGGAGCGGGTGTAATTGATTCAGACTTTCGAGGCGAAATAAAAATACTACTAATCAATCAAGGCGAAGCGGCGCAAACGATACGACACGGCGACCGTATAGCACAAGGTATAATTATCCCATACGTACAAGCCGAATTTGAAACAGTCACGAAGCTTAGTGAAACGGTACGAGGCGATGGCGGTTTTGGTTCGACTGGAATAGTAAATGAAGTTAGCAAGTCTGTAATTCAACAGCGCACAGATATTGAAGTATCAAGCGGTGTAAAACGTGGTATTGATGTAGGCTTGTTGAAAAATGGCGATAAGGTGTATTTGCGTGGCGAGGGGTTTTATAGAATAGTTGATTACATTATTCCCTTTGAAGACCGTGATGATTTATTTGATGTTGTATTTTGGGGCTATCTTTCACGCATAAGATACTATAAAAACGGAATGACAGAATTATTTGCTCACAATGACGATATTATGTCGGTTAATGGCATACAAGTAAAAGAGCAATAAAAAACACCGCCGTACCTCTTGGCAGTAACTTTTTGTCGGGTGTTGCAACGTGCGGCGGTAAAAAATGGGGTGTGATGGAAGTGGGAGACATTAGAGACGTGGTTCTCTAATTGCTGAGGCAAATGCAGGTTCGAATCCTGCCGCCCCAACAAAGGCGTGTGTAGTGTAAGACGGTAACGCACTTGGCGTGGAGTCAAGAGATTGTTAGTTCGAATCTAACCACACGTCCCAACTAGGGTTTATTAACATTGACATGGTAACGCCGTAAATCGTAAGGTAAGCGGCGTTTTTATACGGGATGTATCTTAATTGGTAGAGGGCGCTGGCTAATAACTGGCGAGGATATGGGTTCGACTCCCTTCAACCCGACAATTTTAAAAACAACAAAGATGTTCAGAATAAGACAAACAGTAAAAGGCTTTGTAGTTGAGCGCAAAAAAACGTTCCTATTTTTTAGCTATTGGGGCGTATATATTAGTTACCCTGCAATAGAAAAGCCGTTTTACTATGAAACATACAACGATGCGCTTGAAGACTTGCTAAGTGAGATTAAGTACGATGTAAACCGAAACTCCCCACGATTTTAATATGGCAATTCCACACAAAACCAAGACAATCCAACCCGCAGCCGAAATACCCCAAAATATCCCGAAAATAGGGAGCGTTTTTAAATGGGTTACTTGCAGTCAGGAAATGCGCTACACGGGGCAATCTAAGCAAAGCACGGGAAATGTACTAAACTTTACTTATACCGTGTCACGCACGAAGCAAATTGAAGTGAAAAGCGTGGTAGATGGCAAAGTACTGACACAAGGCGATATGCTTACCTTAACGCCGTTTCAACTAGACGAGGCTTTGCGCTTGGGTAGGCTTATAAAAATTCAATAACCAATAAAATCAAATTTTATGCAATTCAAAGAAGTAAACGTAAACGAGTTACCGCAATGCGATGTACTAGCATATTCTTACAGCGGTCACAAGCTAATTGGTAAGCTCAAAAATATGGCTAATACAGTCGTTTGTGTTACGCACGATACAAGCCTTAGTAATATATCTCATTATTTGTCGCTTGACGAGATTAAGCCGAGCGAGCCTAAGACTAGTTTGTTGGAGGCGTTGCCAAATGACTGGGTTATTTATAAGTCTGATAATAAATTAGATATATACCGCTCTTTTAGAGATGCCGAAGACGGTTTGATTTATGATGGACAAATGAAAAATGAATCAATTAAAGACTTTGAAAAACGAATCATAGATGACTTTTTATAACCACATGATTACCGTACAAAGAAAAAACAACCTATTTGCCTTTGACCATACGCACACGCACAACGTTTTTAACGATGGTGTGCAAATTGGCGAAATCTCAAAGCACAATAACCAATGGCAGTTTAAGTCGTTAGATAGTAGCTTAAAGCCTATTTACGTACAAGTAAATGAACGCACTAAAAGCACTTATGAAAAGCTTGCAGACGGCGTACAAAGTGCGCTAAACCGATGGAATAAAGCAGATGAAAAAGTGCGTCTTACTATGGTAGTAAATGACGAGGTTAAAAACAATCGTGGCAATACTACACTAGGGCTTAGAAACCGCAGCTACAAGGAAGTTTTCCACGTTCCTAGCGGTACAGTCTATAAAAGTGCAATCGAAGCCGCAAAGGATAAAGGCGTTAAGCTTTTTAGTCTGAAAACTTGGCTATCTAAACGGCAAAATATGTTAGTTTGGGCTTATTTTGACCAAACAAAGCACGTAGTGAATACATATCATAATCAATAACATTGACCCCTAAATCAAATTCAAATGAATTACCTATTAAATTTATCCCTCCCACTTTGGGCTATGCTTTTGCCGCTTGGAATTGCGGCGTTATTAGCAGCTAAATATTATCAGTCGCAAAGTAAGCTACAAAAGCAGAAACAGAAACACGACATTGCTTTTGAGCTGCAAAAAATGAAGCTAGACGAGCTTATGCAGCAAAGAAAAGAGCTAAACGAAGCAATCGAAAGCCGAAAAGAAATACAAGCCTTAGCGAAGGATATTATCAAAGACTTAACCGAAAAATGCCACAAGTTAGAATCAGACGCCGTAGAACGTGAGGCGTTAATCAAACAAGCAAGAAGTAATTTAGACGCTTATGTATTTAAGTCTAATCAATTAGACCTTAAAGTTAGTAAATGGGCTTTTGAATTAGACGAACTTGATTCACGTGTAAAGCAGCTAAACGGCGAAATATCAGAACTAAAAGACCTCAATGATATTCTTTATAATATCGTTCAGGCTAACAGTAGAACCCGCAAAGCTTATAGCAAGTACATTGACAGTAAAAAGCCAACTGAAACGCCGCAATCTGAAACAGTCGTACATGACATATTAGGCGTTGCAAGGGTATTCGAGGCAGACCAAAGCGAAAGCGTGAATAATAGGCACACCGTTGTAAATATCTGCAATGAAGTGAATAGAGGCATTGCAGAACAAGCTGAACGAATTAGACAGGAGTTGGAAGTCGTGAATATGTCGCAGCTTGAAAGCGGGGATATGGTAAAGTTGCGTAATAAAGAAAATAGAACCGTAATTGATGTTTTTAATAATGGTGCGTTAGGTCGTCCATTTGGCATAACCATAAATAAGGGAACTTCTACGGTTAGTTTATTTTATGATAAAAATGGTCACTACGATTGTGTTAAGCATGGCTTTGACATTATCCAAATAATCAAGCCCGCAAAGTGCTACAAATCAAACAAGCCGTGTGAGTTCGGATGCAACGGGCTTTGCAAGGACGCATAAAATAGCTTTTTCTTTTCCATAATACACGCCGTTGTCGAAGGATAGCGGCAGGTTTTGGAAGACAAAATAAACCGTAAAACACTATTATATAAGCTAGTAAATAGCTATCTTTGTGTATTAAACGAGAATATTTTAAGTAGCTTTTTTGAATTTGTAACTATGCCAACTGTAAAGCGAGTATAGTTTTTATTTAGACTAAATATAAATAATATTATGACAGACGCACAAATAACCATACTTGCACTAGGTAGTATAATCCTTATACCTTGCTTAATTATCCTTGTATCGGAGCTACTAAATACTAATAGCGGTTTACCTAAGATGCAAAACCCACCTGAACCACCTAAGCAAAATAACCCATGAAAGCAACCCCCGAACTCCTACAAAAAGCATTACGCAACCTAGAAATAGGTTTAAGTCCTGAAATATCCGCTAAGATACTAGCTACTGTAAGACTGCTAGATGAGAAAGGCGCAGAAGCTAATCTAATGGACTTTGCTTTGATTGAGGCTTGTTATAGTGAAAAGCCGCAAGATGAGCTGTTACCTAGTGATAGTGTAGATTTAAGCTTACTTGAAGTAAACGACCTTGTTACGTTGCAAAATGGGCTTAGTGAAGTTATAGTTAGTTGCTTTGCTTATGATAGCGGTAATGAGTTTAATGTAATGACTAATGCATTTCATGAAAAGTATAATAGAAAAGGCGAATGTATCACTACTAATCATGATACTGGCGAACAGCAGCCTGAACTAAATATTGTAAAAATCATTAAACCAAACTAAGTAGCTTCGGCTACTTTTTTAAGCACGATAAAAAAATATTATGTAAAGTCGCACCATATTCAAAAAGTGTGTATCTTTGCTTTTAATTAGTCTAAATAAGTATGGTATAATACTATATAGATTTAGTCTAAATAACAGAGACCAAACAGAGAAGTATATGATATGGCTAAAAATAAAACTGATAATCTAATCCCATTCGAAAAAGGGCAAAGCGGAAACCCAAACGGGAGACCTCGAAAGCTTTTTAGTGAGGTGTTAGTAGGCTTAAAAGAGAAAGGCGGGGGTGTGGTAAAAGCGGCTAATGTGATAGAGGCTACTGAAATAGTATTAGCATTGAGCGAAGAGGAAATAGCGGAATTGGCTTATGATAAAACACAACCTTTGCTTTTGAGAATTGTAGCGGAACGATTACTAGATAGTGATAAACGATTTGAGGCTATGGAAATTCTTTTAAGTCGTGCACATGGCAAGCCGAAGCAAGCAGTCGAACATAGCGGCGGCATAGATACTAATTTTACAGTAAGTCCAGTAGATACGGATTCAATCAGAGCGATATTTGAAAAGGTAAATGGAAGTAAAGATAATCAAGGCAAGTGATAGGCATTACCTGACGCCCGAAGTCAAAGCGGCTTTAAAAGCGGCGGGTTATATTCCTATTGTAGTCAATGATGTTTACATTCCTTATATATGGGATAGGACACGATTCCAAAACTTTTACGGCGGTTCAGGTGGTGGTAAATCGGATTTTGTGGCAGTTCGTTATTTGATATGGGCTTTAACTTACAAATACTTTCGTTTGTTATTTAGTCGAAAGTTTAAAGAAACGATTAAAGATAGTCAGTTTCTTTTATTAAAAGACGTGATAGCACGGGAGGAGTTAGGAGAATACTTTGAAGTAAAAGAACAGCCTATGGATATTAAGTGTCTTGTAAATGGTAACTTAATGCTTAGTGGTGGTCTTGATGACATTGAAAAGCTCAAAAGTATTTCAGATATTACAGACGTGTGGTTAGAAGAGCCACTAGATAAACGTGCAAGAGCATCGAGCGTAACGTTAGCAGACTTTACAGAATTGGACAGGCGTGTTAGAACAATCAAATTAGACGGCGTTTTGACGCTTACATACAACCCAGTTAGAAAAGAATCATGGCTTTACGAACAATTCTTTGAGTTGAAAAACTTTGAGCCGTGTATAAGGGTAAAGACAACGTATAGGGATAACGCTTTTACTTCGCCAAATGAGATAGCAAAGTATAACCGACTAAAAGAAGTCGATGCGAATGAATGGGATGTTTATGCAAATGGTAATTGGGGAACGATAAAAGAGGGTTTAGTTTATCCTGAGTTTGAAGTAGTGGATGATTTTCCAGACGATTGTATAAAAGTCGCTTGTGGGCAAGATTATGGCTTTTCAAACGACCCTAGTACGGGTGTTAGATGTGGCGTTAGAGGCGATTATTTATATATAGATGAATTGTACTATGAAACGGGATTAATAACGCCGCAAATAGCAGAAAAATGGAAACAGGTAATAAAGCCTAACGAAGCGATTTATTCAGAAAGCGCAAGCGGCGGGGATAGGCTTAATGAGGAGCTAAGACGGACTTATAGATTAAATGTGATTAATGTAATAAAAGGAACAGGGAGTATTGAGACAGGAATAGAGTTGATTAATCGCTATAAGATACGAATAACAAGGCGGTCTAAAAATATCATTTATGAGATTAATAACTATACTTACAAGATAGTGCAAGGCAAGTCTATAAATATACCTATTGATGATTATAACCACGCACTAGACGCAGTTAGATATTATGCCTTAATGGTATTAGACCCAACTAGACAAAGAAAAGCACAAGTATTAAATACATATTCAATATAATTACAAGCTATGTGTACAAATTGCAATAACAACCCGCTACCACAAATGACAGCAGCGGAGAAAGCTAAATGGGAGGACGACTATTTGAATGGTCGTTTAGTCTATCCTACTCTAAGTAAAAAGACTAATGCAGTATCTCGAAGTGTAGAGCCTGAAAAGCCGCAAGAAGAGCCAAACGAAAAAGAGATGTTAGCCGCTATGCTAAGACAGAAAGGCATTAAATTTAAACTGACGTATTCGGCTGACCGTTTGCGTCAATTACTTGACGAATCAAACGAGCAATAATGACAACAGTAAAATTAAAAGACGGTAGTGAAATTAAAGTACCGTTTAGCGCATCGGATATTAGTAATAAGCAGTACTATGATTTTATCGAGTGCGAAAAGCCTGTTTATAAAGTAACCCGTGTAAGCGATGAAGCGGCTAGTTATGAATTAGCTTTAAGTGAAGAGGACTACTCTATTCACATAATTAACGCTGTTAGTAAGATTTGCGGCGATGTTAGTGCATTACCTTTTAAACATGGTTTTGACTTTGACCCAAATGTGGAGGGTATCACTTTCGGTTTACAGCTTACTGTTAGAGCTTTATACTTTCAAATTAGCGGCTTAATCAATCAGTTACGCCCCACATTCGACATCAATAAAAACAATACAGTAGAGTTTGAATTTAAAGGCGAAAAATACGAAATCAATAATGCTGCCTTAGTAAATTCAGCACGAGTACAAGCTGATACATTAGGCATCAAAGCGCATGACTTGACTACTGGCGAGTTTGTAGAGGCTAGTATGGTATGTAAAGCCCTTGCAGCTATTTCAGAACGTGCAACGCCAAATGATAAACACTTTTTAGACGCTAACTTGTGCGCTATCCTTTGCCGTAAACGTGGCGAAAAATTACCAAGCGGTGTAACGGAGCGTGAGGCATTTATAAGTGAACGTGTAAAGGTTTTTGAAGACTTGGATATGCAAACGGTGTGCAATATCAGTTTTTTTTTCGAGAGTACTATGCAAGTCTATTTGACGGCAATAGTACAAAGTATTTACGACAACCGAGAGTAACGCCGCAAGACGCAGAAAGCAGCAAAGCGCAAGCAGAAGCAGCCAAAAAGCAAGACCGCTACGGAGCGCAAAACTACTACCAAGCCGCAATCAGTAAAGGTTGGTTTACAAAAAGTGGTTTAACACCATTTGAAAGCGTCTTCTATACACCATTTAGAGACGTAATTTATTGTTTAGAATTAGATGCAGCATTACAATAATGAATGATATTCAATTAAGGGCATTAGTGCTCAAAGTTATAAAAGAAACGGTTGCGGACACACCCATAAACGGGTTTGCTAATATCGCTCATGATAGTGACTATAATACTGACAACCTAAACAAACGCTTTGAAGAATACGAAAGCGGGGAGTTTTGGGCTAGGGAGTGGGAGGTCGCAATGAATAGCGGCGCATCAGGTCGTGACACGTTACAAAAAGAATATCCTTTGTTGATGATGCGTATAGGAGACGATGCGTTTACACCCAATATGCAAACGTTTGGCAAAAGTCAAAACAGTTTTAAAGTTTACTTTGAATTAAGTATGGCAGTAGGATGTTATAAACTAACGATAGGGCAAATTGATAAGCGACTTAAATGTATGGCTAAGCGCTTTATATTTGAGTTGCTTAATTTGCGTTTAGTGAATGGCGTTTGGACTATGTATAATGATAATATCAAGCGTCAAACGTCTTTTTGGATTGAGCACGTAGTTAGTGCAGAGTTTAGACTGACAGTAGCACAGGACAAAGTAGGAACGGATAACGCTCGATTAGTAGAATTTGAAATAGATTTTAAAAACTGCGAATTAGAACCATGTTAGACTTAACGCAATTCATAAAAAAGAACTTCAATGATATGCTACTCTTTTTGATTGGCATAGCAAAGGACGAGATTAAGGCGCAGGGGCATACGCTAACAGGTAAGTTAGAAAAATCACTAAGAACAGATATAAGTATCAGTTTAAGCGGGTTTACGGGTCGTGTTATGGTTGAGGACTATGGTATTGCAGTAGATACAGGTGTGAAATATCGCAAAATACCGTATAAGAAAGGCAGTGGCGCAACGACTAGCAAGTATATAGACGCTTTGGTAAAGTTCTTTCAATTGAGAGGCTTAGACCCTAAGAGAGCACGAGGGGCGGCATTCGCTACGGCTCACGTTCAAAAGTATAGACGTGAGGGTATGCCCACAAGGGCAAGTTACAGATTCAGCACAAACGGACGCCGTACAAACTGGCTAAGGCGCACTATAATGAAATCAAATATCAATCAATCACTAAAAATCCTTAAACTGGCTTTATTTGTGCAAAATTCTGTACAAGCGGCAGTAACTAGGGGATTACAAAGCGCACGATAATATGACAGCGGAACAATATGAAACCATGCTAAGAGAGCATAGGTTAATTAGAACGGACTTAATGACGTTATCACATGATAGTAAGCAATATCGTGATAAAATGGAGCAATTGCGGATTAGGACTATTGCACTAAAAGAATATGTAGCTAAGAATACCAAACTGAAATAAACAATGGCTGAGGTTATAGCATTCCAGATAGAAGTAAACGGCATTCAGACAGTCGTTAGTAATGTCGAGCAGCTTAATGCAGCGGTTCGACAAACGCAAACGGCATTCCGTAACGCTACCTTTGGAACGCCTGAACGTGCCGCTTTACAGACGCAATTAAATCAACTGACGGCGGCACAAAGGCAATTAAACCAACAGCAACAGGCGGCGGCGGCGGCTACTGGTTTAGCTGTTGGTTCGTACCGACAAATGAATTTAGAACTAGGTCAACTTAGGACTAGATACCGAGATTTGTCAGCTGAGGAACGGAACGGCGCGATAGGTAGCGGACTGCAAAGACAAATACAAAGCTTAAATGGCGAGCTCGTAAGACTTGATGCGGGCATTGGTAATTATCAGCGCAATGTTGGCAATTATGCAAGTGCATTCAAAGGCTTCGGTAATATCATTACAGGCGTTTTAGCGGGTTTAGGTGTGGGTTTTGGCGCATCTCAAATATTAGAGGCTACTTCGGACTACAGTAAAGCAGTTAGTGAGCTACAAGCTATCACGGGTGTAAGCGGCAAAGGCTTAGAAGAGCTTAAAAATCAAATATCAGAACTTACTAGCATCACATTAGAAGGCGGGCAAGTAATTGTTTCAACTGGTAAAGACATTGCAGACGCTCTTAAATTAGCTGGCTCGGCACGTCCTGAACTTCTTAGTAATACCGAAGCATTGGCAGCGTTTACTAAGGAAGCTATTGTATTTGCAAAGGCGGGCTCTTTGCCCGTGCAAGACGCTGTAAATAGTTTATCAAGTGTGTTATCTCAATTTGGTTTACCTGCATCAGAAGCGGGGCGGGCTATCAATATTTTGGCAGCAGGTGCAAAAGAAGGCGCAAGTGAAATAAAAGATACAGCGGCGGCGATTGAACAATTTGGTGCGGGTGCGTCAAGTGCAAATATAAGCGTAGAGGAATCAGTCGCACTTGTTGAAACATTAGGGGATAAATTTATTAAGGGTTCTGAGGCTGGCACTAAAATACGAAATATCCTTTTGGCTATCAAAGCGCCGCAAGGATTAGATGCAAAAGCACGGGCGGAATTAGATAAATACAAAGTATCTTTCGATGTATTATCTGATACTACATTGCCTCTTAGTGACCGATTAAGAGAGTTATCTAAAATACAAGGCGATGCTAACTCGCTATTGCAAGTATTCGGTAAAGAGAATGTAACAGCAGGGGAAATATTACTACAAAATGTTGATAGATTTGATAGTTTAAACAGCGCCGTAACAGGCACTAACGAAGCATACAAACAAGCGGGCATCAATGCCGACAACTTAGCGCAAGTTCTTAGCAACCTCAAAAACGGTGCTATCAATTTAGCGGTGGGCATTGGCACGACCTTATATAGTGCGATTAATACACTTATAGGTTTACTTGATACACTTGCAACGTTTATAGATGAAAATAAAGTCGCTTTATTAGCGGCTGGCTTTGCCGTGGCGGCTTATTCAGCTTCTTTAAATACGGCAAAAATTACACTTTTATCCTTTCAGGTAGCTGAGAAATTAGAGCCTATTTATACCTATGCAACAGTAGCGGCTAAGAAAGCCCTTACACTTGCTATGAATGCCGTACCTTATGTAGCTGCGGGCATTGCTATCTATGGGCTTATTACCGCAATGCAAACGTGGTTTGGTGCAACAGAGGAGCAAATTAAATCACAAGAAGTATTACTAGCATCTCAAAAAGAACTTACAGAGGCTTACGCTAGCGAGGCGCAAAGTGCTGCGGAACTATTCGCAATAGCTAAATCAGATGTATCGAGTAAAGAGCAAAAAGCAAAAGCAGTTCAACGCATAATTGAGTTATACCCCGACTACCTAGGCGGCATTAATACCGAAGCTGGCGTACTAAATAACCTCGATGCGGTACAAAAGTCCGTAAACAAGGGCATTTTAGATGGCGCAATTGCACGTATTAAGGCGCAAAAGATTCAAGAGGCTACCACAAGCCTTATTGATTTGGAACTAAAAAAACAGCAGCTTTTATTTGAGTTTCAGCAAAAAGGAATAGATGCAAATAGCGGGTTCGCTGCAACGGCATTAGGGCAATTGCAGGGAAATATAGACGAGGTTAAAAAGAGAATTGCAGACTTACCTACTTTTTTGGCTAAGGTAGGCGAAGGCTTGATTAATCAGAATATTGACTTTACTGGATTGTCTGTATCGGATAATCAGATTAAGGAAGTACAAAAGCAATTACAAGAGCTTTCGGCGTTTAGATTTGCATTGCAACAAAGAACTGGCTTAGATTTAGATGAGGAAGGTAGAAAGCGTTACGACTTTTTAGTGAGTGAGGAACGCCGCTTGCAAGTGGAACGCCAAAAACTAATCGATGCAAATTTGAATAGTGAAAAGGTAGCGGCTACCAAATCAGTAGAAATAGCAAAAGAAGCAGAGGAGAAAAAGACAACAGCAAAAGTAAATAAGGCTGGCAAGGGAGAGATTAAGGTAGAGGTAACGGTAAAAGGCGAAGCATTTACAGACGACAGTATCAAAGAAAATGCTAATAACCTAGCCGATACCTATAACGAAGCATTTACAGATATTGAACAAGGACAAAGCGAGCTAGACGCACGTTTAAAACAGTTGCATGAGGACTACCTTGCGGGGCTTATACTAGACGAGAAAGCAGCGCAAGACGAGATATTTAAAGCGCAACAGGCTAAACGAGATGAGGACACAAAGAAAGAGATTGAGCAACGCAAAGAAACACAACAGCTTTTACTCAATAGTGCCTTAGATTTAGCCCGTGAGATAGCAGACAACGTTTTTTCTATCCAAAAAGCAGCAAATGAAAAGGAATTAGAGAATAAAGTAGCGGAACTTGAAACGGCACAGCAAGCGGAGTTAGACTTAGCGGGGAATAATGCGACCTTAATTAGCGCAATTAATGAAAGATATGCAGCCCAAAAAGAAGCCTTAGACCGCAAAGCATTTGAGGAAAATAAACGTTTAGCAATTGCACAGGCACTTATTAACGGCGCATTGGCGGCAACGGCTGTCTTTACCGTTCCCGATTTTACTTTTGGGGTAGCGTCTGCAATTAGACTTGGCTTTATCGCTGCAAATACAGCTATACAGGTTGGAGCTATTGCGGCGCAAAAGTTTGCTACTGGTGGTCTCGTGCAAGGTCAGGGCACGGACACAAGTGATAATATCCCCGCTTTACTTAGTCCAAAAGAGTTTGTGGTAAGAGCGGCGGCGGTGCGGGCTATTGGCGTGGATAATCTAAATACACTTAATCAGACTGGCAGCATTGCAAGTATTACAGCTAACTTACCTATACCTCAAACAGGACAAGCGGGATTGAGCCGCAACGATATTAACGCAATTATACAGGGCGTTAAAGAAGGTGCATATCAAGGCACTAACAGCGGCTTAGTAGAGGGTACAATAAAAGCAGATAGAATTTATAGAGCAAACAATAAACTAGGTATATAAAATGGCAGTATTTTCACTATACCCCGACACAGAAACACCTGCACATAATTGTGTGGTTTGGGGATTACTTTATGAAGGTGGCACAAGTTACCCCGGTTCACAAGCTAGCGCAACAATTACTTTTGATAGTGGCGGAACTGCTACGGCTGGCACAGTCGTATATTTTTGCGGTCAAAAGTTTGTAACAGATTCGGGCTTTGGCGTAAATGATGGCTATTCGTTTAATTATAATGGGCTATCGGACACCGACAGAGTGGCAGCATTTTTGGAGACATTAAACGCTACTCTTTTCTTTTCTCGTGATAGAGTAAGTTTTTTTAGTGCGGGCAACTCTATTGCAGTTACTTTTAATCAAGTAGGCGAACAATCAAACTGGACTTTCTCAGATGGCGGCATTAGTGAAATATCCTTTATTCAAATTAATGGAGACGGACAGACTTATGATAAAAATCCTAAATATATACACGCTTTGTATAGGGATATGACTAGTGTTAGCTTGCCGCCTATTAAACTAACACAAGATAAGGAATCCGCTATAATACTAAATAAAGACTACACGGTATCAAGCCCCGCAACTGAAACTTATTTACCTACGCTAGTGGATTACTCAATCGAAATGAGTAATTTAGTCGCTACACATTTGCCTAATATCTACGGCGCAAATTGGACACCAGTATTAGATACAACATTTACAATGGATGTATTTTTGCGAGCGGGCTATTCTTATCTAGTTGGGTGTGAAAGACGTAATGTTTTTTTCTCAGATAGCGGCACGATTAAAATATACAATTGTTTATTTCAAAAAGAAAAATACACAGTCAGCGACCCTTTAATGTTGCCATATACAGCGCAAGGCAAATTGATGCTCATTAAAGACCGTTATCAAATTTGTAGAAGTACTAACTTTGCTGTTTGGACGGCTTTTGTAGAGGGTTATGATAGTATAGATGTGGTTTACTATGATGTGTCAGGTGGGGAGTTAGAAAGCGTTTCTTATGATTGGGGTGTATTGATGGGTATTACTTATACAAATGTCGGTACTTTTGGAAGTGCCGCACCCGCTAATTGCGACCACTATATTGTCAATTTTATTAATGCCGACTTTGATATAATAGAGGCAGTGCGCTTTGACTTGATTAGCTGCGGCTGCATAGATGGCGAATTGATATTTTTATCTGATTTAGGGTGTTATGAAACATTTCTACTAACGAATAATACAAGAACAGAGCTAACAGTTAATAGTGATACGGTGCAAGGCTTTGACGGCTGTAATGTTTTCAGCTTACAGCAAGGCGGTAGGAGTATTGTAAATAAGCAGACAGAAAATATCTATACTTATGAGACATGGGTAGATACAAGCGATCCAAAAGAACTAGAATATGTAAATCAATTGTTGCGTTCACAGTCTGTTTTCTTAAAGGTATTCATTGAAGAAGCCGATGCATGGTTTTATGTGAAAATTAATGCAGAAAATACTAACTTTGTGCCGCTAGAAACTGGTAAGCGTGCAAAGCTTACTTATTCGTTTAAATTTAATCAAGCGTATAAATCGCACCCCCAATATGAAGCAGTTTTTATTTAGTCTTAGTCTAATTAGTGTATTCTTTGCGTCATGCGCTCCAAAAGAAGTTGCCATTGAAAAACAATTAATAGGACGCTACACGGTAAATCGTGCGCAATGCGGTAGCGATACTTCAAACTTTATGTTACACGTGTTTGAGAGCTTTGAATTAATGCAAGATGGCATCGGTTACGATGGCTTACAATCAAATGATAAAGCCTTTGAATGGGTAGTAATTGAAGACAAATTAGAATTGTGCTACACAACTAGCAGCGCATCAATTGAACTACCTTTTAGATTAAGCGGCGATACTTTAATTTTAAGCCGTTCTAATCAATTTTGCCCACATTTAGACGTTTTTTATGTCCGAAATTAGATTATACCTAAGTGACCCGCCCGCAGGGATACCGCAGCACCTTTATACAAACGGTGTTGTAGAATTTGACTTGCCCGACGGCTTTGATATTCAACTGTCAAACGCCGCTACTAAGGTCACATTAGACGGATTTAGTGAGGTTGTAGCTATTGGCTTTGATTTGCCCGATACGCCTAAGAATAGACTGTTATTAATGCAGTATAGTGATATTGACTGGTATAATTTGGACACTAGTCAAGGTGTAGGTGTTATTTGTCAAAACGGGGCGTTTACTTTACCGCAAACGGTTCTAAAAATAAAACAATACAATAAAGGCGTAGGCTTCGATTGTGAAATTGAGTACAGTAATGATGACATCATGTTCGGCTTGCAAGATACTAAGCTTTGCGACTTAATGGAACAAGAGTTTAGTCTATCACTTGCTGATATGGACGACTATTTTTGGTCTCTAAGCCAATACGACGGACAAAGTGATATATGCTACCCCCTTGTTAATTTCGGGAGGTTCTACTACCTAGAAGACGATGCAGAAAAACTAACAGTTCACGCCGTAGAATTTAGACCACACTTATTCGCAGCGGCAGTATTTCAGAAAGCTTTTTGCGGCGTGCGTTTAGAAGGCACTTTGTTAGATTCTGATTTTTGGAATAAGCAAATAACCTATAATTTACGTAGGGATTACGATAGAGTACTAAATGAAAAAAGAAAGTTTCTATCTAGTGTGATTCCAAACGCTGTAATATTCCCTGGGGGTGTGCCTACTGACGTTTTCCAATTAACTGAAACAGGCTCTTATTTACAACTTGATTTAGTAGTTGATGGTTCACTGCCTGATACGTTTGGCGCAGACTGGAATAGTACGACTTTTAAATGGGGGGATAACCGTCACGGCGTTTACGGCTTTGAATTTAATTGCATTGCAGTTACTGACGGCGTAGGGGGTGTGGTGCGTATAGGCATCTTTAAGAACGGCACTTTATTGCAGTCAAACGCAACAGCTACGCCATATAATAATATCAATGTAGTAGTTGATGTGGTAGAAGTACTACCTAGTGACGTTATAGAAGTAAAATATACAAGTGTCTCGGCTAGCGGCATAGATGCTCAATACATTTATGAAGTAAAGTTTACTAATGCCCCTATAAGAGACTGCACACCATACGAAGGTGAACTTTGCCGTTTACGTGACTTCTTAGACCAAGATGTCACAGTGTTTGATTACGTGAAAGGGATTAGTGATGCATTAGATTTGCGTTATGTTTTGAGCCGTGCAAACGCTACGCTAGGTATATACACCAATAAAGCAGCATCTATTTACGGCGAAAGTGTGCAAATGCTTATGAATAACAGCGGGGTATTTATAGATTGGACTAGTAAATGCAATCCTGACGAGCTTACAATAAGTTATCCGCAAGGAACGCAAAGTATTAAAGATATTACAGTAGCATGGAAAACAGCAACAGACGCATATATCACGCAAGTAATTAAGCCTGAACGTGAATTTTATAGTTATTATGAGTTAGTAAATGGCAATGCAGAAAGAGAAATCAAGATAGAAAACAATTTGTTTGAGCCAACCGCAACGGCAAATGATTTCTATTGGGCTACTAATTTACAGTTTATGCCGTGGTTGCCTATCATGACAGACAATAACGATGCAAGCGGCAACCGTAACGGACAAAAGAGTTATGAATTAGGGCATAGAATAATGCTTTTAGTAGGGGGTGCGATTCAATCCTACCCGCTTGCTAGTGCCTTAGTGCGCTTTGACTTTCTAAGCCAACTTACAGCCGATATAATCGACACGACGGCGTTTAGCTTTGCCACAATGTACTTTGATGGCACGATTGACCCAAGTAGTGTTGTTTACTTTACAAAAAACCTTACCTTTGACAAAGGAAATGCAAACCTTTACACAGAGCTATTGAAATTAGGCATAACAGCCGAAAAAGAAACACCGACCTTTGAAATGTCAATCATGCTAGATAGAAACGATTTCTTTTCATTTGATTTTACAAGCGGCGTTATAGTAAAAAGTAATGGTAAGCCCGTAAATGCACAGGTTATTTTGATAGACCAGTTTTCACTAACTAGACAGCAGCCGACAAATGTAAGGCTTCGCAAAATTATAGACGTATGCTAAACCGACAAAAGATAAGCGCACTTACAGAGCCGCAAAAACAAAGCCTTAGAGATGCTTTTGATACATACGAACAAACAAAGAACTCACAAAGCCTTTGTAGTAATGTTTCACGTCTAGGTATTTTGTTTATCCCGACTTGTTGCGGCTTGTCAGTTGCTCAGCAAGTGGACTGGGTAAAATATTTAATTCATCACGATTTTAACCCGCCGCAATAATGACAGCACAACAGACTAAAAACGCACTTCTATTCTATAATCGCATGACAAACCGTAGCAATACGGAGTTGTCTAGTTTAGAACTTGAATTTATAGCGCACATTGACGAGGCTACAATTAAAAAAACATTAGTGCTTACCGATACTAGCGGCGGCTCTTATGCAGCCTTAGCGGTTCGTTACGGTTGCACTAAATCAAGGGTGCAATATTGGATTAACTCAAACAAAAAAGCCGCTACTAATTAAAGTAGTGGCTTTTGCTTTTTTACAAATCAGCATCTTTTATTATGTAGTGAACCATAATAGCGGCAATCAATAAGGCTATTATTAAAAATGAGACCGATGCGGCATTAGACTCGCTTACTGTAATTGTATCGCCTATGCTTACAGGGTAGCTAATTCTTTGCATCTCATTTGCGTGGTCTGTTTTAGCCCAATAAAATATATTGCCATATTTGTCAAAGGACTTATCTACATAAGTTACCTTTGCCTTCATTTCGGTACGCAAAAGAAAAGCAAGCGACATTGATACGACAAACGCAACTATAAGGGCTACTATTTTCTTTACCATATTGCCTTATTTGTGCCTTTCGGCGGTTAATTAATCATTATTACTAAAACATTCTTTGCAGCGGCTCTGATTATATAGCCTGCTTTCGCAAAACTTTGTATCATTGCAATCGTGTACGCACTCAGTAGGTAAGTCCTTGAAAGTGTCTATAATACTATCTATTTCTAGTCTGCACTCGTCAATGATAGCCCCTATCAAGCCCCTATTATTCAAAAGCGTTTCATTAGAAAAGCCTCTATCTAAAAGCTTTTGTTTTATTTTCGTTTCTAAGTCCATTGGCTTACGGTTTAAAATGTGATTGAAAAATGCAGCGCAAAGGATAGTATTTTTCCGCAAGTACCCGTAAAACTATCTTACTGCTATCCCTATTATACGGACTATGCGCTGCAAATGAAATTGAATTATAGTAATGCTTCGAGTTTACCTATTTGCTTTTTATACTCAGAATATGACGGGCACTCATGTAGGGTTAATCCGTCTGTCATTTCAAGTATTAAAAGTTTTTCTAATCGAATAACTTCTACTTACTGATTCCAAATAGCAAGTAATTTCATTTGTTCATTCATAATGATATTGAAATTAAGCGTGAAAAATTAAAACTACGGTATTGCAAAACACCCTCCACAACCTCCGTAAAACGTGCGTAAAGTTCGCCACTTTTGTTTGTAGCTACTGACGTGATTTGAGCTTCTGCATTTCGTTCTGTCTCGTCTTCTTTGCGGAATGTAACAGATACGTTAGGCTTACGAGTTACTAAGCTCCAAGCCATTTTTAAGGCTTGACTAAGTGACATTTTGAACGTGCGCAAAAAATGCGCTAGACGGAAGATAATGCTTTTCATTGGTAGATAATTTGAATTTGAAGTAAAATTTATTTTGAATTTTGTTCGCTCACTCTCATGTTCCAGTCTCGAAGAATCCAGTCTTCATCTACAACTAAAAGCGGGTGTAGCTTTTCCCATATTTCAATATAGGTTTTTCTATACTCTTCATAAGTATTGAATACATGAATACTTATTTTGATTGGCTGTTTTGCGATTAATGCGGTCATGATGTTTTACTGATTTGAATTTGTTATGTGATTAATACGCTGCAAATATCTATCTATTTGTTTTATTCTGCAAACATTTTGGCAGTTATTTTTAAATTATTTTCTATTTGTACTAAGTCTAAATAAAAACTGTATAAAATTCAATACGATTTCAATCATTTGACTTTACATAATGTTAGGATTATGCGTTACTTTGTGGTATAATTCAAAGATATTATGAAAATATATGCATCGGATATAAACGCTTTCAAGGATAGAGCTAGTTTCAATAAGGAGCTTGCACTAAACGCAAAGGTAAGCGGCAATGTAAGTAAGGTAAAAGCGGGCGGTTTAGTGGATATTATTCAGTTAAGCCCTGAACAAGTTGAGCCTACTAGTCACAACGGCGTACAAGGCGAAGGCTACGGCATTGCGGTAATGCAGCTCAAAGGGATGTTAGTAGCAAATACGGACGACCTTTATGATTGGTTTGCAGTAAATTACGAAGGTGGTACAGACTTACAAGAGTTTTACCATGAACTTGCAGAAGTAGCAAACGACCCTAGAATTAAAGCGGTTATTATTGAGGCAGACAGCGGCGGCGGCGATGTGAACAACACACAATTAGTAGCTAATCTAGTACGAGATATAGAGAAACCTGTTATTGGTTTTGTCACTAACTTATCTGCATCAGCTTGCTATTGGATTTTATCACAATGTGATAGTATTTATTTGGCTACCGAAACAACGTCTATCGGTTCTATTGGTGTTTATACGGCGCACGTTGATAATAGTGGTTACTATGAGATGATAGGTAAAAAAGTTACTTACATTCCAGCATCACAAAGTACTGAAAAGATTATCGGCGCAGATAATAAGCCTTTATCTGAAAGCGACTTTGCAAAGATACAAGAGCGAGTAAGTAAACTAGCGGCTATCTTTATTAGACAAGTAGAACAAGGGCGCAGCGGTAAATTAGTAGGCGCAGAATACCAAAATGGAAGTGTATTTATTGCGGAAGATGCAATAGCTAACGGATTAGCCGATGGTTACGCAACGACCTTAGAAATAGTAAACAATCTAAGTAAATAATCAAATAACAACAACATGAGTTTTTTCAAAAAATTATTCGCTAAGGTTGCCCCAAGTGCCGACCTTACGCAGATTGACGAGAAAGCAGAAGCGGACTTTAATAAAGCTTTTGCAGACCTAGTTACAGAACAAGTAAGCGCAGCCACAACCGATTTTCAAGCCCGCATCAAAGCACTTGAAGAAAAGGAAATGCCGCAAGCTTTTGACGCAACAGCCTTGACGCAAAAAATTGAAGGCTTAGAAAAAGCTCTCGAAACTACAAAAGCGGAATCAGAGACAAAAGTAATCGCATTAGTAACCGAATTACAGGACATTAAAGCGGGCGCAGCTAACAAGCCAAAAGCTAACAGCAAAATTCCTGTTTTGAATACCACACAAAACGAAGGCGCATTTACACCCCCTGCATTGAGCGGCTTTTAATCAATCGTAAACACAAAAAAAATAATAAACAATGCCTGATAACAATCAACAATTTACGCCAGCTTGGAACGGTAGTAACCAAGTGGCAGTAACCTATGGTCAAGCCATTGCGTTACAAAATATCGTAATTGACCGTACTACACAATTACAAGCCCGCTTAGGTATCTATAACTTTATGCCTTTGACCAATAAAAACACCTATAACATTACGACTATTAATGTAGGTGGTCTTTTATTGAAGGCAGACGCTTGTACTCTTAGCGATGGTGGTGCAATCACTTCAACTAATCGTGACCTTACGCCTTGCGTTGTTGCGATGGCTGAGGACGTGTGCGATACTAACTTAATGAGTTCTGCATTTATGGCGGCTAAGAACTATCTTGACAATCAAGGTAGCGAAACTTACGGCGCATGGGCTACAGTTGTAGAGCGTTTAGCTATACAAACCATTGCAATGCATAACAAATCCTTGCTAGCTTTAGCTATTGCGGGTTCTTCTTACGGTGCAGGTGCCTCTTCTGGTTCTGGTAACTATATCTGGAATGCAAACTTAGGTGCAAATACTAACCGCCGTACAGCCTATAACGCACAACGTGACCGTTGCGAAGGCTTGCTTTATAAAATCGCACAAGTAACAGCGTCTAACGTTGCATTAGATGAAGCTGAGGGCGGTTTTGTAGTAGCTAACTACACAGACGGTAACTTTGACGCTACTAAGGTTCTTACCTTGTTCGACAATTTAATGTTGGGTGCGCCTGACTTGTTGAAAACCTACATGGAAGCAGGCATCGTGAATACCAATGATGGCGTAGAGCGTCAAGCAATTTGGTGGGTAGATGGCAAAACGCATAACGCAGTAGTTCGTGCTTACAATGCTGCTGCTGCTGAGGCATCTCAAAACCGTGGCGGTCGTATTCATCGCATTGAGCTGCCTAACGCTGACCCAATGAAAACAAGCCAAGCGGTTTACAAAATTGATAACGTTTGGGTTATCCCAGTCACAGAGCAAAACGTATTTGATTCAATGCTTACAGGTTGGTTGGCTTTTGGTTATCTTACTTTGACGGGCGTTTTATCAATCGGTATGAGTTTTAGCCGTATGCCATTTGAGGCTTACGACTTTGCGACTAATACTATTAGTTCAGGTTCTGCCGCTATCAATATCCAAGACTTAGGCGCAACAGACAACAAAAAAGTGGGTACTTATTCCTTAGTAGCTAAATCGCTTGTTGTCGCTGATGTGACCGACTACGACTTAGTGTATGGTATGCAAGCATTCATCAAACCCGCCTAATCACATTTCAATCATTTAGCCCTCTCAATCGAGGGGGCTTTTTAAATATCTTAAAAATATGCCAACTTGCGAAATTAACGCACTTTTGCAATCGTCCGCTTGTAATGAGACAGGTGGTATTGTAGAGGTGTATATCGGCAAAGTAAGTGAAATTGACAAAGCAGCAACAAGTACCGACTTTACTGCTGCCACTTGGATACTTACTGACATTACTACCAGCGGCGTGTTTACGGTTGCAGAAGCTGACCAAATGACAAGCGCATTAGAACAAAAGTTTAGCGAAGCTGACAAGTCTTGGACACAAACAGCAACTATCAATATTACAGGCGTAGATGCCGCTCTTGTGGCTGCCACTCGTAAAATTGCTTATTGCTGCGACTTAGCTTTAATTTGCGTTTACGGTGACGGTCGTAAAGTCTTAATGGGCTTAGACTATTCAGATAGCGCATTGCTAGCGTCTAAACCTATTGAGAAGGGTAAATTTGCCGAAATCACAGATGCTTCAAACCAACGTAACGGTAAACATACAATGTCGTTTACTTACGTAATCAAAACAAAAGAGCCTGCATTGACTTACACAGGCGCAATTCCAGCATAATATGATACAGGTAAAAGATAAATA